ACAATCAACAAGGCGATTGAAGTTCTTGAGCGAATGGATTACAATTGCACGCCCCTCATCTCAAGAACCAAGCAATTGCCTGAGACTACAAGAGGCAACAGTGAGTGCTGGACTCGATTATCAGAGGGCTTGTTGTATCTACACTGGCCCTACATCCCCGACAATGCTTTCCGAGACAAGGTGCGCCTGATTGTGCGTAGCATCTCTGGTCGCAAGTTCCACAAAGAGCAGAAGTGTTGGTCGATTCCATCTACACAAGCACGTACACTACACTCTCTTCTTGAGGATGTGTACCCTTGCCTTGCCAATGCCATCATCGATAACGAAGATGTCAAGGAAGATGTCGAAGGAAGCATTGAGCGTGTAGAAATGAGTGGCGCGGCCCTTCTCGATGACAGCAGAATGGATGAGATTTCCAAGAAACTTGAGGGTGCATTCCCTGAAGGATTGGAACTCTTCCCCTTCCAAAAGGTCGCAGTTGCATTCGCTGAAGCCAGTGATGGCCGATGCCTGATTGGGGATGAGATGGGGATTGGTAAGACCATCTCCGCCATTGGTTATGCAGCCGCGAACCCAGAGATGCGACCGGCCATTGTTGTGTGCCCAGCCAACGTAAAATACAACTGGGTAAAGGAAGTAAGTAAGTGGTTACCTAACGAAGACGTGTACGCAATTGCCAAAGGAAAGGATGAGGTTCGCTCAGCCGATTGGATTGTCATTAACTACGACTTGGTGACCAAGAAGTTAGACGAACTCAGAGCAGTCAACGCACAACTCATCGTGCTCGATGAGGTTCACTACCTGAAGAACCGTGGTTCCAAGAACAATCCAGTCAAGCGTACTGTATCTACACTTGAACTTGCCAAGTATATTCCTCAGATTCTAGCACTCAGTGGTACTGCAATTAGCAGCCGTCCCTCTGAGTTTTTCAACACACTCAATCTCATACGGCCTGCTCAGTTCTCTTCGTTCTGGAACTTTGCTCAGCGATACTGTGACCCGTGGCACAATGGGTACGCATGGAACTTCGACGGAGCATCGAACATCAAGGAACTCAATGGACTGACCAGAGACATGTGCATTCGTCGTCTGAAGAAAGAGGTGCTACCTGAACTACCACCCAAGCGGCGCACGTTCCTTCCCATCCATTTGGATAGGAAAGAGCGCAGACCATACGACCTCGCTCAAGAAGAGTGGGACAGGCGTATTGATGATTACTACCTGAACAATCAGCCCATGCCACAAGGTATGATGCTGAACATGCTGAATGACCTACGCCACATCTGTGGTCGAATCAAAGTCAAGTATGCCTCTGAGTGGATTCAGGAATACAATGCACAGACAGGCAGACCCATTGTGGTATTCACACATCACCGTGATGTCATGAGCAATTTAGGCATGCGCCTGAAAGATGGGTTGGTTGTCGATACCATCAGTGGTGACGTATCATCCAAGCAACGTCAGGAGATTGTAGACAATTTCCAAGACAATGAGATTGACGTACTCATCTGTAACACCATTGCTGCCAAGGAAGGGATTACCCTCACAGCAGCAGACACCGTACTATTCCTTGAGCGCGAATGGGTTCCTACCGACGAAGAACAAGCGGAGGACCGAGTGTACCGTATTGGGCAGGAGAGTGACAGTGTGCACGCAGTGTACATCTCCTGTGCTGGCACGATTGACGAACACTTCGACCGTGTGGTTGAAAGCAAGCGGAAAGTCGTGAAGGCCGTTCTCGATGGCGGAGATGTCGAAGAGAGGCAGGGACTTGTCAGTGAACTCGTGAAGAAGTTACAGACCGAGCGCGGATGGAAATTGGAGGGGAACGAATGAGATGCAAAGTGTGTAAGGGAACAGGTATCGTAGCCCAGATAGGATACGATGGAGAATGGGAGCCTATGCCGTGCGATTGTACCGTCGACCCAGAGCAATTAGAGGACTCAAAACAACCTCTAGTTATAAAGAAACAAGAAAGATATGAAGACAGCCCAGAAAAATGAGGCAAACAAATGAGAGTGAAAGATATGAACGAAGTAGTATTGATTGGAAAAGTGACAGGAAGCACACAGGCTTTCGTCGAGATGGATTACCCGTCTGTATCGGGCATCCAAACGGTGAGAGTACCTAAAGTGATGATAGCGAGATTTGAGAAGATTGACCATGGGCGAGTAGTAGTACTCATTCGTGGGGAAGAGGGCAACGCCATCAGTGATGGTTTGATGCCCAGTCTCATTGGACAAGGTGCGCCCCTGCACATTACAGACGAACAAATTGGAATTGTGAATGCAATGGAGAACAACGAACCCCTTGATTCAGTCGAGGTCGCAGATGACGAAGTCCCCATGTGGGTCGATGCATCTGCTCCCGACATCATTGTGGATGGTGTGAAGGTAGAGCAGTCGGACGGCGCGTTCGATGACATGCTATTCTCAGGTGGGCGTAAGGAGAAGGCAAGTACAGATTGGGACTTTGACCCAGTGCGCAAGCCTGCCTTTGTCCTGTATGACAGTGGTAGTGATGAGATGGGTTCGACCATGGCTCGTGTGAACAATGCGAGTGGTGAGCCGGTATCCTACCACATCTTCAATCCACTGTATGCAGATGACAAGCGACCTGCTGGTGCCTACTTGGGTACTTTCAGCCCCACCTACTATCCCATGCCTTACCGCAAGGGATTCGGCCCTGTCCTTGACTTGGCCGCAGAGCGTGGCTACAATGCCAAGGTGTTGGCATGGGACGAGGGCAAGCGAGCAGCGTGCTTCCTCGACGTGTCCACCAACGTAGATTGGGATAAGGCAGTAGCAGATTCTACTGTCGGAGACAAGTGGACCAAGAGTGGATTCTTGAACAACGGTGACTATCGAATCGGTATCGCTATCCACAACAGTCTGGATGGCTCAAGTGCATTTAAGGTACAGGCAGTAGCAGAACGACTGGCTTGCACAAATGGTATGGTCATGGGAGACAGAGCGAATCTCATCAGCCTCAAGCACACCAACGGTGTGTTGGGCTCGTATGACTTCGATGTATTGGCTGAGAAGATTGACAGTGTTATTGAAATGGCTGCCAAGGAAATCCTTGTAGCAGAATCGATGAGAGATGTCGAGGTCAACCGTGATACATTTGAGAAGTTGATGACGATTTGTGAGCGGAACGGATTGATTACCAAGCCCGCACTCAAGCGAGATGACCACGGTAAGGTGCAAAGTATCAGTCGTGGACACATGTGGAGACTCATGGGCCAAGGGTGGACGAAGCCTTCTGAGCCATGGGTTGCAGTCAGCAACAAGGACCAAGGTACACTGTATCACGTTTACAACATTCTGACAGGTGCAATCACGCACAAGCCAGAGTGGCAAGACGATGATGGTAAGGTACTCAAGGGTAGCACGTTGAACTTCAACACCTTCCATGACCGCTTAAACAAGGTCCACAAGGTTCTTGGTGACATCACGACTCGCGCAGTATCCGGTCAGGACATTGAGGACCAACTCAAGAGTGTCCCGATGTTTTCAGAGGTGCTGCATTGAAGGAGAGTTACGAAGGAACGATGATGAAAGCCGCAGAGATTGACGAAGATGGGAACTGGATTCATGAGGGGGAGAAAATCCCCCTCGTGGGTTCAACCATCCCAGTCCCCGACACTGCGAGGCTGAGAGGTGAACCTGAACAACAAGAGGTGCTATACATGACAACTGCGTTGGTGAAATATGACAACTGCTTGTCTTGCAATGAGCACTTTGATGAGACATACCCGTGCTTTGTCACGGAGTATGGTGCGAGAATGATACCAGCAAGATGCTGTGACACATTCATTTGGATAACAGATGAAATAGGAGAGGAATATGATGGAAGAGCAGACGCCTGAAGATAATGTGAAAGAGATACTGAGTAGGTTACGCCTGAATGGCTTGTGGGAACCCGCAGGCTTGGGCCTATCTTACCTGAGAGATGGTGACCGTAGCATCAAATTGGTGCAGCAGGAGAATCATCCCAGTGCCGCCCAAGCGAGAATTCGTATGAAGATTCTCGTAGAAGGGATTGGTTGGACTGTAGATGAATCTGAGGTACAACTGATTGATGTACAGCATCTCACGCCACAAGAGCGACACATGCAAGAGATGATGAAACGACAAGAGATTGCGCAACAGTGGCCCTGCCCTGATTGCTCAGTGCCTTTGTCGTCTTTCCCCTTGGAGGAAGGGGCATGGACATTTGATGGTCAGGCTGAGATGGCTTTGCCGGAAGGAGTAGAGGGTGAAGATGGCCAGACCACAGAGTTGGTCGAACAGTGGTCAGTCGTGATTACCTGCCCTGTGTGTGACACATCTGTTCCCATGGAACCATACGACTATGGCCTACTGGCTGGTGATGACCTGATGCTCAAGTTTGATGCGAAGGCTGCCACCTATGTCGCACTGTCTCGCCCTGAGATTATCAATATGGTTGACAACAAACTGGCTGAGAACATCAAGGTTCTCGGTACGTTCTGTCCATTCAGCGGTGAACTACTGCCACCACATGTACGTGGCTCAGTGGTCATCTACTATCCACGTTCAGAGGAGGAGGAGGAGTGAGGTTCTGCCCTGATTGTGGATTGAAGCGACTTAGGACCGAAGGCGGTTTTTCAGAAGTTACAGGAAAATTAGTTCATTCAACATGGTGCGATTACTGCGCGGGTTATGAAGGGTGGGACGGTAAATGAGCAAAGGAAAGTACAGGATTTCAATGCAGCAGAAAGCCGTCATTGAAGAACTCATGGAAGATGGTGCATGGCGCAACTGCCGTGAAATTGCAAAGCACATGGGTTACGACAACAAGTTCACAGCATCATCCATTGCATACTGGCTCAAGCGAAAGTCAGACTATGGTAGATATGTCATGGGAATAGATGAGACTTGCTCAGACAACCGACGTAAGATATTCAGAAAGGTGAAAGCATGAGTAGAGGCTTCGTTCAGACAATCAAGTGGCGTGTGCCAAACACTTCCAAGAAGTGGAAAGGCAAGGCCGAGACTGTCATGAGCGTAGCCGACCCCATAGGTGACGCACCTGCGCTCATCGACATCCGAGTCAGACGAACAGAAGAGCATCCCAGTGGCAAGGGCTTCACGAGAGAGGGCGTGAGGCTGAGCCAAGAGGAAGCGGCATCCTTAGTGAAAGCGATACAACATTCCCTCCAAGAACTGAGGGAAACAGATGCCGTTTAAATGCCCTGTATGTGGTAAATACGCACCCGGTAGTCAGAGATTTTGCAGTAAACCTTGTAGCAAAAAGGTCAAGCGGATGTGCAAGCGGATAGGTTGTACAGAAACTTGGTATGCTACTGAGAAAAACTCCAAGAGATACTGTAGAGGTTGTATCCCCCAGTCGTCGTCAGGTCCCATTTACCCATATAGAGTAAGGAAATTATGCGACCTATGCTCCGAGACATTTACCACAGAAGTGCATAGTGAAAAGCAACGGAAAAGTGAAAACACCTGTAGTGAGTGTAAGGGCTTGCTTCAATCAAGTCAATGGAAAATGTGTATCCTTATGCAAGAAAAAAACATATCATTGTATGATTTGAAGAAGATGGATAAAGTCGCTATTGATTGGCATTATGATAAATTGGAACTTTTGGAACCCAAGGTCAATTCTAAACCTTGGACTAAGACTAAGACTAAGACTAAGACTAAGACTAAGACTAAGCCTAAGCCTTTGACAAGACAAGATATACTGAAAATATGGTTCGGAGAGGAAGAGTGATGTTGTTAGCAGAGGCAGCAGACATCGCTGAAAATCTCAGGCGATTAAATAGGAAAATCCTAACGGACAAAGAGAACCGTTGGAAGTATTTCCAACAGTGCCTCAACCTCGTTGAGCAATCGGTAAGCAACACAGGCGCTGAACTTGAGGAACTCATTGACATCTTCTATCCTGCGCACTCACGATTTGAACGACAGTTCATTTCGATTCGTTGGATACGTGATGATGTGTGCAGCAAGTTATCCATCTCCCCTCTGATATGGGATGAGTCACTTGCAGGCAAACCGATGGTACCACTCCTCGCAGTCGAGTCACCTGAGTATGGAGGTGAAGGGATGACAGTCAAGCAAGCACTCATGCTCATGGGTCGGATTCAAGACCTCGGCTTTCTCCACATTGCCAGCAAAATGAATGAGAAAGAAGCAATGCTCTTCTGGTCACGAGCCATAGATGAGCCACCTATCATGCCCATCGACCGCTTCCTACAGATGGTATCCTACATCACAGACGCGGGTGCGCAGAGCATGATGGCCATTCGTCAGATGCTTGACACGATGTCGCCCACGGAGATAATCAATCGTTTGCTCAAGGAGGAAGTCGTTGACATGGATGTGCGAACAATGCAACCCGGTCAAGCGTTCAGGGGCCCAGTCTATAGAGCGTGGGCGAAGATGAGTACGCCTACGAAAGTGTACGTCGAAACCATTGAGCACCCACGTAGATACCTCCACATCACTGAGTTCCCACAGGGGACATTCAAGGGTGTACTCTATGGGCGGGACCGACAAGTCATCGGCAAGGTCACACAGGTTCCTATCGATAAGGAAGGTGTGTTTGAAGTAGAGGCAGACGGCTGTAACATCAAGTGTCTGACAGATATATTCGCACTGGGTGATGACTGGGATATTCACAAGTTGCCTTACGCCGACCGGCTTTCATTTCTCAACAAAACAGATAGCAAATTACCAATCAAAGAGGGAAGGCTCATGGAGGCAGATTCTGAACTGGGCCACCTCATCGAATCGTCTGACAAGGAACGCATTCGCCTGACACTACCGGGACCATTTCAGGTAGGCGGTGAAGGTGGGTGGATGATTCTCAAGGACGCGTTCCACATCAATCTCCTCATTGCTTCCATCCGTAAGGATGAGGAGTTCAATACATTCGTGCGCGTGGCTGCGATGGACGGCTACGAGATGTACGAGGTGGGTGAACTGGAGGTACCTGTGGGCCCCGCACAGCACATGCGTCAGCGCCTTGCACAGCAGGGTATGCTCGCAGGTCTCAACTGGTTACCTGTAGATGAATACGCGGTCGTCGTGACCGTGGAGGTAACTGATTTCAAACTCGATACGTTGTCACTCGCAGGTGCGAACCTAGACTATGTGGATGACAACTTAGGATACAGTGACGTAGCACAATTGACAGACCTCATAGAAATGGCAAATTAGATGGTCTAGTTATAAAGAAACAAGAAAGATATGGTTGTGAGCCAAAATGGATTGGAGAGAGAAATACAGACCCACTACCACGAGTGAACTCGTAGGTTGCCAAGAGTACAAGAACGCTGCGATGCAGTGGGACCTTGACTCGTGCCCACCTAACCTGTTGTTCGTTGGTCCTGCGGGTACAGGAAAGAGCAGTGCTGCTAAAGCATTGGCAAGAGACTTGCTTGGTGAATACTTTGACCCGATGAATTTCATTGTTACCAACGCCAGTGATGACAGAGGCATTGATGCTGTGAGAGAACTCAAGAGTATCAGTAAGCAGAAGGGACTTGGTGTCAGTCGCCGCATCATCTTCTTAGACGAGGCGGATGAGTATACTTCCCAAGGGGAGAAAGCCCTCAAACAAATCATGGAGGACAGTCACAAGACCACCATCTTCATCTTGGCAGCCAATGATATTGGGCGGATAAACAGTGCAATCCGAGACAGATGCATGACATACGTGTTCAAGCCCCTCTCCGACGATGAGGCTTATGAACGCCTCTATCATATCCATCTAGAGGAAGTGCTACCTACCGCGTGGATATACCACTACGGCTCTCTCAATCGATTGCATGGTGGTAGTCTACGTAGTTGCATTGATACCCTTCAGGCATTGCCCAAGGAGGGCGATGCACTAGAGCAACATCTCAGGCGAGATACAAACACACTCAACAAAGCCGCCCTCAATCTGATGGGTAGTGCTTTCCCACAGGTAACTGCCTTGCTGACCCAAGCGTTGGAGTCAGGCAACAGCAGAATCGGAGTGCTTAAAGGACTCCGCTTCCGAGCCAAACCTCTCATGGAGAGCGAAGATGATTGGCACAAGTTCATGCTCACTTATGGCGAGTTCGTCATGTTGGCTACACAGTGGCCCGACGACGACTTGGCATTTGTTGAGTACTTTGTAGCAAAACTGAAGAAAAATATGGAGGAATGAAAAATGGAAACGACAATACCGAAAGAAACGAACGTCAATGATATGACACCCGAACAGCAAAGCCTGTGGGACTGCCTTAACATCTTACGTAACAATCTCTATGATTGGTTAGGAAGCGTAGAAGAATGCAAGGCGTACCATCACGAAAGATACGATGTTGGCCCACCGGGGACACACTATGACATCACAGCAGACTTGGAAGACCTTGAGTCATTTATCAAAATCACACGAAAGCAAATGGAGAGATTCCACGAAGTAGTAAGGTGGTAAACAAAAGGAGAAATCGAATAGGAGGAATAAAAATGGAAAATGAAGGAAATGAATGGGATAAACTTCCCACAGGTGTACAGGAAAGGCTGAGTGCCTATGCCGAAAGGCTAGGTATCAGCAAAGAGGAAGCCCTCAGTCAGTTGAAAGACTGGTTGAAGGTTGAGTTTGAGGTGGACGATGTTCACTCAGAAGACTCTTTCCTCGTGACGGAATGGACAGAGATGTTCGTTATCGAAACACGCAACCTCGGAGCATCTGGCGGAAGTCAGCGAGAGACAAGCACATACGTCGGTATGATGGTAGCCATCGAATCGAGTGCGAGAGACCAGAGAGAGAACGCGAGACAATCCGCTCTCAATCTGTTCAAGAGTAACCAAGACCGAGCAATCAGTGACCGAGTTATCGGTATTGTGACAGCAAAGGAAGGGAACTGGTGCGTCAACGGTGAGCCAACAGGTGAGCGCGTAGACGGCAGTGAACTACCTTGGTTCGCATTTGAGCACGATGACCTCATCCTGTGCTTGTTGAACACCAACCAAGCCAGCGCAAACGTAGGAAGACCAATGGCACCGACCAGCATGGTGCGCAACATGTACTTCCTTGGCTCTGATGAGCGTTCAAGCGACATCAAAATGTGGCGTGTGGCTTTGACCAACAACGCGATGAACACGGACTACCAGTACTACACACCGTGTAAGATTCAGGTGGTTCCACCTACCCAAGAGGGTAGAGACACACTGTACACGAACCGCAACTTCCACGAAACCGTGGAGTACACAGATTCGTTTGTACCTGACGAACTACGTGCTGAACTACGACCCGAGCGCCTCTTGTCTAACGACCAGATGCACAAGGAATACGTGGACCTCAGCGAACTTGTCGAAGCACACGGTGACCGCAAGATTCAGTTGCCCAATGGTAACACAATGAATCCAATTGTCATCACCAAGGGATACGTGAGTCGATTGAACAAAGAGCCAATGGACTCCGAGTACGATTCGACAGGTCGCTCATTCCGCATGAGTGTCACCAGTCTAGCATTGCAGTCACGCAACGGTCGTGACAGCCCTCACTCAGAGGTTACTGTCTGGGTTCCGGGTGCATTGTATGACGACCAACATCCATTCGACTACGAGAAGAGTCCGGGTGAATGGGTACCATACGCAGAGCGCACACAGGTTATCGTCATCGGTCGCCTCAAGTTGCGTCCTTACAACAACGACACCCTACCAAGTGTTACTGCACTGGGTGTGTTTGTACCACCACGCACGGCTCGCCCTGCGGCTACTGGTGGCAACACATCCCTCAATCAATTCGGAGGTGAACAGTGATGCATCCGTTTGAACAGGGAATCTTTGACAGACTCATGACAGGTGAGCCGTGGACGTTTGATGTCCGTGGAACAGACAAGGTGATTCATATTGAAGCACACTTGGATGACGACGGAGAGAATATCCAATTCGTCGAGTGGGGTGTCGGAACTATGACACAAGCCTTCGCCTTTGCAAACACACCCAAGAACGAGGATTGGCCTCATCAACTGATGTTGGCTATTAGCGAAGAGGTCGAAGAAGTGAACTACGACCCTGCACTATATGAGGAGGCGAGCGAATGAGTGGATGGGGAGCATTAGCGCAGACCAGCGAAGCGGAGAAGGAAGTAGTTCCTGAAGACGCACCCATCGCAGCACAGGCACCTGTCACCTCTGGTGAATTTGTCAGCAGTTTTCCTGACATCATCAAAGAGATGGAAGGACTCGGTGAACCATCTAAGGTATCGAGTGTCTTCTGTGGTATGGTAGGGCACGAGGGTGTGGGTAAGTCTGGTCTAGTACTGGACGCCCACGCCCACCGATTCAAGGACGGAGAGATGCTTTGGGCACTCGATTTCGACAACGGTGCAATGGCTTGCAAGCAGGCGCACTATCGGGACGATGCACGCTTCCGTACCTTCTCACCATGGGTGATGCAGATGGAAGACCGCACAGCCTACGATTACATTGCAACCTATCAGCGTGTCATGGACATCGGTAAGGCTGCTGTTGAGTATGCGAGTAAGCAGTACGAAGAAGGCTTTGAAGGCCCTCTGCTCAAGACATTCCTTGTCACGGCGGTTGACCAGTTCGACGGCATGTGCATGGACATCATGAAAATCTACGACTTGGATATGAATGCGAAGGATGCTATCGAAGCATCTCAATCCAAACTCAATCAAGAGATTGGTTGGAACTGGGGCATTCGTTCCACACGATTCCGACAACTGACTGCAATCTGCCGTCAACTCAACAGCCTCGGCGTCGATGTCTTTTGGGAGACACACCTCAAGGAAGACCGAGAGGGTAAGGTTGGATTCGATGGTTGGAAGTTCGCATGGGAGAAGAGTGCGACCAACGACCTGTTCCAAATCCTATGGTGTAAGACACAGGTGATGCGCAACTCTGATGGTTCAACCACAGGGGAAGTGCGACACTATGTTGATTTCTTCAAGCAGAAAACCAACTCCAACCTCAAAGGTCAGGAGCGAGTGTACTTTGTGACGAAGAAGGGCGAGGAGGCCACATGGTACGGACTCGCTGAGATGAGGGACAACATGCTATGATTACATCTGCGTCGGCACGGCAGGGTGGACCATCGCAATATATCCACAGTTAGCCGACGCTTGGGGGTTTGTGCAGTAATAAGAGGATACCAACTGGTCTTGATTCATGCAGGAGTGCAACGGCACTGGGCGCGGCTTTCGACATGGCTATCACCGTCCACCTCTTCCCCCCAACCCTTTACAGGATATGATACTATGACAGAATTTACAATCTCACACAGTGGCCTCAAGGACTTCTTGAGCAGTTTCGGTAAGGACCTAGCAGACTTGGTCATCGAAGCCAAGAGCGATGGCATCCACGCCTCAGTTGGTAAGGACACACACTTCATCCGCAGAAAGGTTGAGTGTGATGTCAGCCAACCGGGCAAGGTGAACATCAGTGACTTGGCCAAGGTCAAAGCGTTCATGGGCACCATGAAGAGTGGCGACCTCAAGATTACTCAATCAGGCAAGGCGAGCACCCTGCATATCGTAGGTCCATCGTCGAGCCTACAGTTACCGACATCATCTTACATTCAATCACAGGACAAGGTTGGATTGATGAGTAGACTCATCCGTGAGGCTGAGGAAAGCATGTGGCAGAAGTGGGCAGGGTTCCCACTCAAGTACCATGCGAAAGTTACAGCCGACTCGCTGAAACCTGCAAGTAAGTTCAGCAAGGTCGTGGGTAGTAAGTTCTCATGCAAGACTGAGTTCGACCCCCAAGGTGCAGAGTTGGTGATTCGTGGAGGTTCATCGAGCAAGGGCAAGATGTTTGTGCGAGCCCCACTCGTTGACATCGATTCGCCTGACATTTCTGCACGCTCAGCATTCGACTATTGGTTACCTGAACTATTGGAGAATCTCCCCAGTGGAGAACTCGACATTCACACAAGTGACGAGTGCGTGATAGTGCTCAAGCAAGTAAGTACTGACTTCCTAATGGTGGTCATCGACCAAGAGTATGAGGAGGATTGAACATGATTATCGATGTCTTCAGACCAGACCCAGAAGGTCCCGACCACATCTACAAACGGTGGCGTGACGCTGATGGAAACCTCATCGAAGAGGTGGTCGAAGACTTCCAACCTTACTTCTGGATTAAGGCCAGCACCCCTCAGAGAATTATAGACCGTGCGCTTGCGCGGTATCCGGGCTCGTCTATCGACTGGTATGACCGTGCTCAGGCGTTGCGGACAAATGAGGAGTTGGTCAAGGTGTATTCCTATAGAACGACGGACATCAGGGAGATGACCAAGGAATTCGGCCAAACATGGGAGGGTGACCTCAGTTTGACAGACAGATACCTCATCGATTCTATAGAAGAGATGCCTGAGTGGAAGCCCCGAGTTTGGCACTTTGACCTTGAGTGGGACCCAAAGAAGGATTTCACGACCGTCATGGCAGTCACAGATAGTTACAACGAAAGGAATGTAGTTTTCTGTTGGTCGGAATGGGGTAATTATGAAGCCAGACATTTGGGAGAAGTAGACCAGAATGGTTTGGTTTCTATAGAAAATGTCGAAGTCGATAACACCGATGAAGATGGGATTCGTCACCACTTCACATACGAGCGACATTTGTACATGGATGAGGAATCTATGTACCAAGCATTCTTTGAATATCTGGAAGAATGCAACCCTGACATCTTCGTTGCACATGCGATAATGTGGGCCGACCTTCCCCACATTGTCAGGCGTTTCCCTGAGTTTAGGAGACTAAGTCCACTCGGAAGAGTGCTCAGACCACCTCAAGGGAACCGAGGATATGACTACACAGCACAACCGATTTGCGGTCGGCTTTGCTTCGACACAGCGGCCCCTCTGAGAAGTGGAACTGGCTTTGAGCGGGTATGGAAAGACAGTGGCCAACCCCAACTCAAGAACCTCAAATTGAACACCATCGCTGAGACTCTTGGCTATGGTGGGAAGTTTGAGATGGACGTATTCACAGGGTGGTATGACCGCTTCGATGATTACGTCGCATACTGTATGCAGGACGTACTCCTTCTCAAGAAAATAGATGAGGAAAATCACGTTCTGAACTTCTACTTATCACTCCAACGAATCACAGGCGTTTCGTTCACATCTTGTCACAACGTGACTCGGTTTGCGCGGGGCCTCCTGTCGAGGCGCACACATTGGAAAGCACCGACTCGCTCTCAGCAAGAGAAGCAAGAGTACGAAGGTGCATTCATCCCACCACCTACGCCCGGACGATACGAAGGTGTAGCGTGTGTGGATTACAAGGGTCTGTACCCGAGCATCATCCTCAGTCACAACCTCTCATGGGAAACACGCGTGCCCAAGAGTCGAGCCAACGACGATGATGTACATGAGTTACCTGATGGCACTTGTTGGCAACAGGGTGAACCGGGCCTGCTTCCACGTATTGTGACTGAGATGTTTGACCTCCGTGATATGTACAAGAAGAAGATGAAAGAGTCCACGACAGAAACTGAGAGAAAGGGATGGAACACCATGCAACTTGCAGTGAAGCGTGTCATGGCCTCTTTCTACGGGATGACTGCATCTGCACATTGGGGTTGGTCAGACTTTGACATCGCCAGTGCAATCACAGCCTGCGGTCGTCGCGCTATCAAATTCCTCATGGAAGAGTCACAGGCACAGGGCTACGAGGCTCTGTACGGACACACGGATTCTGCCTTTGTCAAGGTGCCATTCGACGAAGCACCTGCGCTTGCCAAGCATCTGACCGAAGAGATTCAGCGGCGCTACCAAGAGCACGCACTCATCGTAGAGTTTGAGGCATATATGCCCTACTGGTTGGTTGCAGGAAAGAACCTATACTATGGCATCTGCTCATGGCCACCTGAAGATGAGGGCAAGGTCAAATCTGCTCGGTTTGGTAAAATCAGCACGCTCGCCCCCATCTCCAAGAACTTGGAGAACGACGTACTGTCAGCCGTTTGCACAGGTGCAGATGAGGATGAAGTCATTGATATGGTGCGCCCACTCTCTAAGCGAATCGCTAGAGGCGATGTCGATATATCAGAGGTGGCAGGCACCACACGTATCCAGAAGAAACTCAATCAGTATGCTCCGAGCATAGGTGTGCCGGGCGTCAAGGGCGCACGTTACTACAACGAGCACATTGCAAAGGGTAAGTCTGAGCGCATGGGTGAGGGGGACAGTGTGAACTGGGTGTATGTCAGCGGCGTACCGGATGGCTTGCCCAAGGCAGACATCGTGGCGTACCGTGAGGAGGTAGACTTGGCTGGTTACACACTTGACTATGACACGATGGTGGACAAGTTGGTCAAGTCCAAGGTCAAGAGTATATTCAATGCACTGAATTGGAATCTAGATTTCGCAGCAGGTGCAGCACGACCGAAGAGGTATGGGTGATAATATGAGTAGAGTAGAAGATGAAGTATGTAAGAAGATAAAACAACGCTCAGACGTTGGTAAACAGAAGTATGGCGTCACAATGGAGACAGCCCCACTCACACGATTGGAGTGGCTTATCCACGCGCAAGAGGAAGCGATGGACCTAGCAGTCTATCTACAGAAACTAATTGAGATGGAGGGGAATGAATGAAGTGGTTTGACAGATTCAGAAAGAAGCCAGAAATATCTGAGCGCAAGCAATACTGCCAATGCGGTGGCATCAAGACTCGACAGACAACATTGGATGAATTCGACCCGAACATCTTTGTACCGGAGACTCAGAGCAAACTCACCGACTTCGACCCAGACATGATACCAGTCAACACGACTGAGCGTGTGGGCATGAAGAGTGACAAGCGAAAATACAGGGGGAACATCTGATGGGTTTTCAAAGAAAGGAATGTACTTTGTGCGGATTCATGTTTGAACCGAAGGCTCAAAATGCTCTATACTGTGATGACCCATTCGACAACGAAGGGATTGACCCCACTACTTGCAAAGAATTGATGACCCAAAGAAAACATTACAATATCAAATATTATGGTACTGAAGGATTGAAGCGCATTGGTCTAAAATCAAGTGATGTGATACCACCAACATTCCGTTGTTCATTCTGTGATGGTCTGAACCTGAAAGAATCAGACCAAGGGTGGTTTAAGTGCATAGATGGGTGTGGTGAATGATGGCTAGGGACTTCAAGCAATACGCCAAATCCACATACCAGTGGGAACCGGGTCACGAGAAGTACCTACGCATCACCAAGTCAAGTTTGACCAGTGATTTTGATTATTGCCCGAAGTCATACGAATACAAGCGAATACACAAGTTACCGGAGTCCGGCTCTGATGCAATGACAAAGGGTACGAATGTCCACGATGCAATCGAAGACTTCTATGTCAACGTCGTTCCGTATGTCCAAAAGGCGTATGACTTGCTACAAGCCAACAAAAGGGATGAGGCCATGGAACTCTTTCAGAAGGCCCTCCCTGTACCTGAAGAGCCCTATGTGCTGGGCGAACAGGCATCGATTGATTCACGGTTGGATATGGACCTCGACCGACTACTTGGGGATGGAGTCACACGATTCCTACCCATCATCAATGAATTGGAATTACACGGATTCACTGATGAAACCATTGAGTTCAATGGTGAGACTGTCACCATCCCTGTGCACTATGCAGGTATGATTGACCGAGGATTCCGCACACCCGAAGGGTCAGTGGCCCTCATGGAGTTGAAGACAGGTAAATGGGTCAAGACCCTTAAGGGCGCTGATTGGGTCGATTCAGACTTCAAGGTCAAATCGATGCGCACTGAGATGATGTTCTACAAGAAACTGCTTGAACTGTGCGACCATGAATATCAAGATGTGACGCATTGGGGCTGGGTCTATCCATCAGGTGACCAAGTCGAAGTCCCTGCGATGAACAAGTATGGCTATGAGCAGAAGTCTGTCAATCGCATTTGGTACGAACCATGCACAGGTCGTCGTCATAACGACTATGCCAAGAAGATTCGACGCATGGTTGATGCCCTGTTCACGGCTTACTTGACAGATAACTTTGAAACCAGCGCAAGTCAAGGGAAGTGTTCATACTGTTCATTCAAGGGCATCTGCCCTGCGTGGGAAGGCAGCGATGACCCTGAAGAATATCGTAAGGCATGGGAGGCAGAAGCATGACGCCGAGAAAAGAACTGACACCGCGCATGGTGTCCATGATATGCGATACTTTGCTGAAACACATTGTGGGCCGTCCCGTTATCGTATCCTTTGACCATCTTGGGCAGAGCAAGGATTACTCTGTAGCCATACAGAAGAGCCTGTACGAATATGCCCCTGACATGGAATCAGGCGAAGAAGGCCCCATGTACATCACACTGAACCGCCGCCTTTTCCAAGACACAGAGGAATTGCTGAGAGTTCTGAATGAAATTGTTGAGAAATACCGAATTTGAGGTGATTATGATGAAGATGGTGTTTGATTTCCCACGCGAAGTTATGGAACTCTCTACTGAGAAGGGCAAAGGCTTCCGTAAGTTGGTGGCTGACACTGAGGACTTTGAGCGATACTGGCAAGGCAAGAATGGAGTATCCAATGCATTCACAACTGTGTATGGCTACCGTGCTACTCAGCAACCACACAATCGCAGAGTCGATTTGATGACTCCTATCGTGCGCCATTTCGTATTGGACTTTGACCCGAAGAACTTCCGCGCTCAGAACAGACCGGATGTAGAGGTGGAGGTCGCACTAGAGCAAGCGCGTAAACTCCATCAGTTCCTGCTGTCAAATGATACTTCACATGCCATCTGGTACAGTGGTGGTGGCTTTCACGTATGGGTGGAACTGGACAAGGCATACATCCCCGGAAGCGGTGCTCACCTATCCGCTATCAAGGAAGCCGGAATGCAAGTTGTAAACGACTGGGTTCGTGACTTAGATTTGTTTTGCTCAGACCCCGCAGTACCATTTGATACCAGTGGGATGATTCGCATTCCAAACTCGTATAATGCCAAGCGTGGATTCTGGTCTATTCCCCTGACATCTACCGACCTTGAACGTGGCCTTGAGCATATCTGGGGCAAGGCTACACAGCCTCGCAGTGGCATGATTTCCTATGGCTCTGAAGGTGTCACACTCACAGTCAAAAAGCCCGAAGAGCGGGCACAAATTTTCAATCCTAATTCTACTCCTATCGATTTGCCTACCGTGTCCATGGAGGGCGTCATTATCCTACCTTGCCTCAATGCTGCGGCTTGCCAAAAGGGTGGCAATCCCAGCCACGATGCGCGGGTTCAATTGGTCAAGTATTTGGCCAAGCGGATGCGTAATTTCGTACCGTTAGAACGAGCCAAACAAGAGGACATCAACAAGCACACTGAGACCATTGTAAACTTTATCAAAGGGCTTGAGTGGGCGGACTTTGACGAGGGCATCACGCGCTACCAAGTATCCACACTTATGAACACAGACTACCCACAGACCTGTTCCATGCTATGGAAGAAGGGAATGTGCTTGGGTAAATGTCGGTACTGGGACAAGACGGGTGCACTCAAGGGGGAACCACAATGAAGCACACCATATCCAAGCCAAGACCCAGTAACAGAGGGTTGTGTAAAGGAACTACCGCAGAGGGAAAACCATGTCAACAATGGAAGGCAGAAGGGTCACAGTACTGCCGCCATCACAAGAAACAGGGGGATGAATAATGCCAACACCACCACTCATTATCGACACAAATGAACGCGGCCCCCTTTGCGATTCTGTCATCCGTTTGGCTGAGAAACAAGGATTCCCTACCAAGCGTGTACACATGCAGGGTATGGGCGATTACAAGGTCGGTGGCTATGGGCATGTTGAGTGCAAGAGCCTGTCTGACCTATTCCAATCCAGTCATAGTGGTCACCTCATGCGCCAACTGGACAATTTAGATGCCAACTGCGAGAGAGTGTTCCTCGTCGTACACGGTGACATTGCCAAGCACGTCGCCATCCACAAGAAGCAGGGGCGCAACCTATCTTATTCACGCGTAATGAACGAACTCATCGGTACGTTCGCACGCATCACGGCAGACTTTGACTGCCACATCTACAGGGCCAAAGACCACTCAGAAGCGGCCATGTTCATCACCAAATTACACAGTAAAATGCACAAGCCTGCATCCCGTCATGGGGCCAAGGCCGTCACGCGTGTAAGTACAAATGATGTGAGAGCAGATATGCTACTCGCAATACCGGGCTTTGGCCCCGACCTCGTAGACCGTACCCTAGAGAAGTGCGGCTCTATCGAAGAGATGCTATTCCAAGAATCACTGAAGCAAGTCAAAGGCATGGGTCCAACCCTACGTAAACGCCTGCTTGACGTGCTGACTTCGGAAGAACCAGTGCGAATGGAAAAGAAATACAAGAGAGGGAATTAAATGAAATCAGACATTAGGAAAGCAAGAAAGGCACTAGAGAGTATTCACCAGCAGTATCTACTGTATGCCATGCAGCAACAAGACAAGGAGTACGTAGAAGCCATGAATGGAATCTTCGCACTACTGAAGCGACTAGAAGAGGAAGAGGATGCCGTATGATGGAACACCGCGCAGATAAATACGAATGCGTGCAGAAATACCCCATTCTGAAAGGGTATCTAGACCACTTCAATGAGGTCAGTCGGAACAACGAAATTCCGGGTCTGCTGTCATTCTTCTTCATTCAAGGACAAGCGGCCATTCCTTTTGTTCGTATTCCAGTGGGTGGGAGCAATCTTGACCCGCGTGTGAGTACGTTCTGGATTCAGCCTACACGAACAGGTAAGTCAGCCGCCTTCCAAGTGATTGAGAAAGTATGCGACGGTGCAAACTTAGAGAGTGTCGATTACAACTCCGGTAACGATGCTGCTCTAGTGGGCACCCTCGTACCCGACCCTGACGACGAGGACAGGCAGAACCCACAGATGATAACACGCCCCGGTCTACTTGCAGGGCGGAAGGGACTGAACTTCGACGAAGGGTCAGTATTACTCAAGGGTGGTCAGCACAATGAGAACACAACTCTATTCCTACAGTCCGCCCTCAACTCTGCGGGCACAGGTAGAAACTATCTGACCAAGCACATGGCCAGAGATACGTTCACCATCAAGTCAGAGGTATCCCTTTGGATTACGACCTATCCACCCAAGGGTGTGAAGGAACACGTCTTGGAGAAAGGTATCTTCCAGCGCGTACTGACATACTGGCGTGACTGGACATTGGAGATGCGACGTGCAATCAACCACGAGTTGGCCGAGGCGCAATACAATCAGCCTGACTTTGAAATCTCATTCGATGAAGTCACCACTTACTTCACAGACTTGCAACAGCGACTTGAAGCACGCATCATCGAATTGAGTGGACTCTCAGACTTAGAGTGGAACGAGATGTCAGAAGATGACCAAGAAGCGGTAGTCATGCGCATCTGCTGTGAAGAGAAGCGTCTGTTCAGACCCGACTCTAGTTACGTCCCCGCGTTGATTCAAGCCATCGACGAATACTACACGTTGGTTGAGAATATGTCAGCCGATAAGCAGGGTGTCTGTGCATCGTTCATCATGGGCCTTCAGAACTATACGGCTGTACTTGCCCACCACATGGCGATGATTGAAGGTACGTGGGAACTCAGAGGCGACCACATTGATATGGCCAAGGAGATTCTCTACGACCTGTATCAGAACCTTATACACTGGCTTGAATCGGAAGTCAAGGTGGGTGCAGGTAACAAGGAGAAAGGGCAGATGAAAGCGTTCTGGAAGGATGCCTTTAATCGCTGTGAACGATTCGACTTTGATGATAGACGAGGACAAGGGTGGGTAAAGAAGTCAGAGTTACTGAAGGCTTTCTCTCAAATTTCTAATTTCAGTAGTCCAAGTACAATCAACAACAAATTCAATGAGTATGGTGCTAAGATGTTCAAAGACACAAGAGAAGGTATCCGCGTGTACCTCAGACTCAGAAAGGAACACCAAAAGAAGTGATATGATGGCAAGTAACAGATACTACACATGCCCCGGCTGTAAGCAGAAGACGGCGTCGAGCCACTACATGCGATGCATCAGTTGCTACAGACCACTACTCGTAAAGGAACTTAAGGAGGCCAAGAAAAAATGACTGATATGCTCGCACTTGATATTGAGACCGCTAACTTCTCTCACGAGATTGGAGGGTGGGGTAACACCCATCTGTTTGAACCGTCAGTTGTCGCCACATGGGATGGCAACCAAGGGACGGTTTACTCCAATGAAAATGTGGAGAAGTTCTTGCCCGAGGGAACTATCATCAAGCCTCTACATCCTAGGGCATTGGGTGAGGACATGGCCAAGCATGTGGCCAAAGGTGGGATGATACTTGGTCACAATCTCAAGGGATTCGATTTACCTGTGCTTCGTGATGGACTAGATTGCTGGACAGCCAGTGATGTGCTATCCAAATCAGAGGAACAGATATTCGATACTTCATTCCTACTCAAGTCCATTGTCGGTCACGCAGTACCCTTGTCAGACGCATGCTACCACACACTCAGCAAAGGTAAACTGATGAATAGCCACGATGCACCCGTCGAATGGCGAAAGGGCAACTACAGCAAAGTGGCTGAGTATTGTCTCAAAGATGCTGAGTTGGTGTACGAACTGTGGAAACATGGTGTGGAAGAAGGATTCGTCAGGGCGCGGTCGAGGACCGATGGTGTCATAAAAGAGTTTGAAGTCGACTGGTAATGTCGGCTGGCCTACGGCCAACAGAGAGGGAATCAAATGTCAGATAACGAAGCAATTAGTGCACAAGTGCATAACATTAGAGCAGCAAAGAAAATTGTCAATACCGTCAAGACCACACTAGGTCCGATGGGCATGGACAAGATGATGGTAGACGCCGGAGGCAATGTGATTGTCACCAACGATGGTGCCACCATCATGCAGGAAATCGATGTCGCGCACCCTGCTGCCAAGATGGTAGTAGAGGCAGCGAACACGCAAGAAAACATGTGCTACGATGGCACGACCAGCACCGTCGTATTGGCAGGGGAATTGCTAGGAAATAGCGAACTTCTGTTCAACAAAGGTCTGCATGCGAATGTCGTATGTCGTGGATACCGCCGAGCATCTCGGTGGGCTACAGAACATATTGACAGTATGAAAGTATCAGCAAAGAAGCACCTGAAGCATGTCGCTCAGACTTCAATTACAGGCAAATCGCTAGAATCCTCCATGGACCATGTGAGTCAATTATGTGTGGATGCAGTAGAGAACGCAGATGGTGAGTTTGAGCGCATCCGTGTACTTTGCCAGCCCGGAGGGGCACTTGATGACTCAACGTGCTTCTCGGGTGTCGTATTGCACAAGGAGTTCATTCTCCCTGCAATGCCAACCAACCCACACGGTCAAGCCCTACTCATCAATACTGGGATGTCTGCGGACAAGGGCGATGATAATATCCAACTCCAACTTGGCTCAGCGAGTGAGATGCAGCAGTACAAGCGTCAGACTAACAGAGACAACTGGCTGGAAAAAGCAGAACTAATTGCCTCTAAGTTGCCAGATGGTGGTGTTGTCTTTGTCCGAGATTCGGCAAATGAAGTTATGTCTGCTGCACTAGCCCGAAAGAATATCAGCGTTGTTCACCGGATTCCAGAAAGTGATATGATTGCACTAGGTAAACTCCTGAACACCACTAGTGCGCACACGCCTGAAGATTTGCATGAGGCTGTCCCTTGTGATGCAGAGTGCAAGACCATTGGTGACATGAAGTACGTTGTCGTCAAGGGCGAAGGTGAAGTTACTACACTCATCCTACGAGGCGCAACCAAGCAAACGCTTGATGAAACTGAGCGTGGGTTTGAAGATGCACTCGGTGTCGTTTGCCTTGCCTACAACAGTGGCAATGTCGTGCCCGGTGGTGGTGCAGCATATCTCAATGCAGCCCTACACCTACGTGCTAGAGCAGCAGAGGCAGGTGGGCGTGAGCAGATGGCCATTGACGCCTTCGCAGACGCCCTAGAGTCCATTCCTGCGGCCATTGCAGAGAACGCAGGGCATGACCCACTAGACACTGTCCTCTCACTACGTAACGACCACTCTGCGGGTAAACTCACTGGTCCTGATATTGAGAACGGTGGAACCTGCGATATGGCAGAGGCAAATGTCTGGGAACCACTGGCACTTGTACGCCAAGCAGTTCAGTCAGCAAGCGAGGTCACCATGAGCATTCTGCGCATCGATGACATCATCGGCATGAGAGCAGAGTAATCACTTCCTAGCCATTTCCCTGAGAAACAAGGAAAGTCGACCATTTGCACGCTTGCTGACAGGCGCTTTCTTTCGCTTACGTAAACCGATGGGACCGAGTCCCCCATGTGGCCTCACGTAACTGCAATGAGGGCACTGGTGCATGACCACTGGTTCACCAGATACATACCGCCCCGAAATTGACAGGGGAATAGATACCTTTCGACAGTTCTCACAATCACGTTTGAACTGCTCGACGAGTCGCCCCATCAAATCACCGCGTGATGGTCCAGTACATGCCAATTGGTGCCGTCGAATACAAACTTGGCATATTGGTCTGCTGCTACATTTAGCAGTGTACTTGACCCAGCAGGGGCGTTAATGAAGTTCAGTGCGTGAGCACCTGCCGTATGGTATATCTCAATGACATGACCCGGTGGGAATGTACCACTTGGAGTAAATGTGGTTGTACCGCTAGTTGTTGCAATCCACATATTGGGTCCATCAAAGGTGCAAGTCTGGGTAGTTGAGATGGTCGCTACCTTGACTTCACTTGGCCCCAATCGATGAGTGTAGGTTGCGATTGAGCCACCCATGGTGTGAGGGGCTGCATAGTACAGCATGCCGTGAGCGTCAGGCGTATGACTCTGCCATAGCGCACCGAAGAAACTGTTGGTGAAATCACCACTCTCAGGAGAAGCATACAGTGCAGCCAAATCCGTGTGTGAATCAACTGCGTTCGCAACAGTGACCAGATTCGTGCCAACTGTTGTACCACCCTTGGACATGTGCTGTAGGTACATCGGGCTTGTCCTCACGTAAACTCGCCTGTCGTGCAATACAGGTGTAGCACCAAGCGATGCAGTAACGCTCCCTGCTCCTGCTGACATGGTGTATTTGAGCACACCTAGTACGATATGTTGGTGATTCTTGCGAGTAAGCCCCAACAATGGGTCAGAAAGGAAAGTAGATGGAATCAGAGGCGTTCCTGTACTGGGAGCCGCAGGAGTTCCCATTTCGTAGCGAATACGGGCCGTGGTGGTCGAATCCGATGAAATGTACACCACGACGTAAACTTCGCTGTTAGCCGAAGGAACTGCGGGCAATTCACCATTGAAATTTGCAGTTCCAGTTGCACCGATAGTGATTTGCTGAGTTGAGCCGGGGCCACCTGCGAACTTGTAGAGTACGCCATCAATGACACACCAACCACCGTGTATGGTTACGACACCACTGGCAGCCGTAACGATGTACCCCGGCGTAGACGTAGCAATACTGTTGCGAGAAGACGCACCAACTGCCGTATCCTCCAATCTGAGAATACCATTACCATGTGCAGCCTCAATCGGACCAGTCAAACTAGGTGAAGACAATCCATCCCCATCACGCAGCCCTTCTGAACTCGTACCCATACCCGTCGCACTTGTGTGACCGGCCTTTGGATTACTCATGGGTTCACCTCAATGATGGCGGAGAATCGAATCTCGTTGTTATTCGTCTTGGTCACAGCGTCATAAGTGTAGCGGAGTAAAGCAGTGGTATCTGAAGCATTATCAGGATTCTTGTACTGCACCACCACCTCTCGGAGTGGGCGTGTAAATGAGGAATCCAATGCTAGTTTCGCCTCGACCGAAAGTGTGTGGTCGTCAATCACGCGCACGGTCGGAGTTACGGTAACCGCAGGCTGAGATGCCCCTACATCGTCTTGGCTGGCGAGGTTGCCCCCGAATCCGAATACAACTTGGTTGATTCGCCCCTTTAGTGTGTCAATCATGTATCTACTTGCTTCATTCAATAATGGCATCATCCTCGCCTCCTACTGTCGTAATTACCCTTGCTCATTCCAATCTTCAAATGGCTGTTTAAGGATTCTTTCATACTGTTGTTCGGGAACAAGAACAACTCCTCATTGTCACCGACTAAATCTGGCGCACCGATAGCGATAGTTACGTTGGTTGTGGTCCGACTAGCAACCTTCCCCAGTTTGTTACCGTTGCCTCTGTATACCCAATCACCAACGGCAAAGGAACTGGTGGCTGCTGTCCCATCAACTGTGTATGAAGTTGTGCCTATCGCATAACCACCACCATTGTTGATGAGTGTACCTGTAGATTTCAATTCCTTCCGACCGTGAATTACAGCCCTCTCTTTACCAACAACTATACCTTGTTGCCGATTCTTGACTTCCCTTACATCAAGTTGCCAAGTAACCCTTACATCAAAGCCAAATCCAGTCGAAAACTCCTCCGTAGAAAACTGTCTGTTTCGCTCTGAATTTTGATTGAGAGTGGATGCAATATCTCCCTCTTGGAATCGTTGGATGATGTCTTCTAAAGAAGATTCTACGCTGTTGATTCTTACATCAGATTTTCGCTCTGTGATATTGTGTGTGGTTGACAACACGATTTTCCTCTGACTACCCGTAATTTCCTTGTAAGACAATACATCTCCCGGTTGAATCGTAGAGGCATGGAAGACACCACGAAGAGTTTCTCCCCCAGTTGCTTGTTTGGCCATGGAGAGGAATTTCCTCCCTATTGCCCTTGCACTTGACTTTGTGATTGCGGTAGGCGCATGAATGCCACCCGGTATCTCATTGATACCACTGGCTTGCGCCCCTCTGTCATCTATTTGGATAGAATTTTCATCGTTATTTGCCCTTGACCTGCCGTGCACGATAACTCGATTTGGCACGCTTTCACTATCTTCTTTGACAGAACCATCAGACACCATATTTTGCGATATGATGTGTTCTCGACCGTGCTTTTTCTGATGGACATAGTAGATGTTCCCGAAAGAATCTGCTCGCACATTGTAGTTGTCATGCCGAGTCAAGTATCGTAATGCAGTAACGGCATCAGTTCCATAGAAATCTTGGGCGACAAAGGTAGCGCTAGGATTCGGTACAATCACCCCATTGAGTCCGCTGTTTGTTCCCTTGGCAACCCGAATAGCAAGGTCTGATGTACGAAGGCCAACGCCGACTTTCTGTGCAATGTGAACTGTTTTGTCAGTAAATCCAATTTGAGACAAGTCCCTTCCTTTGAGGTTTTCAATTCTGTAACGAGTCCCTTTAGTACTCGTTTCAATAGAGGAAGGGACCAGTGCTTGCTTGGAATCTTCACCGCCCACGAATAGAGGCGGCAATGTACTGGATGTCGTCACTTTATCCGAGTCCGTGTAAACTGCACCTGTGTATTGATGCCCGTCAGAAGGATTATGAAGGATACGGATGGTATCGTCTTCTTCTGCCAAAAGATACTTGCGGTCATGTGTAGGAAGGAAGTCACTTGATGTAGGGGCAGCCACATTGAACCCAGCCTGCACTTTGGTATACTCTCCATGCCGCACAGCATTATCCACGAATCGAGGCTTGCGCACACGCTTCATAATGGGCGTCTGAGCCGCATTGAAACGACCAGTTGAGAGGTTCTTACCTAGCGTCATACTCACTCCCCGCTATGGTCTCCTGTGTTATAAGATGCATCGCCATCGCTACCCTTCGGGTGCAAAGTTTGGCTGTGTCTTGGCTGAACAGTGTAATCACCTTCGCCAGTACCATCTGTTCTGCTCGCATCAGACCTGAAATGCTCTAGTGTGTTTTCACTCATTAGCATGCGTGCTACAGGGCTGCGGATGTCGGCCTTGTTGTATCCCGTAACATCCACACCCTGAATTTTTGGCCCTTGGCTAATAGGTACGGTAGTGCTGGCGTCAGGGTGTACAGTAAACACAGGTGCGTATGGAGGTGAACTGGGTGTCCCTGTGCGTGCACTTGGTGCGTCGCTAGTAAACAACCCATACTTACCGCCGGACGTTGCCTTGTAGAAATTGGCCCCAGCCTGTGGACCGTTGAGTGTGATGTAGGGTCTGAACATTTGAGAATGCTTGTAATCTAACACTTGTTGTGGGCGATACAAGAATTCTACGGATTTATCCTTGACGTTGGTTGCTTGTATCGTAGAATCATGGTCCGTATCCTGATAAGGGTTAGAAGATGCACCTAGGTAGTCACCGTTGATACCATATTTCTGAGACAAGTAACTCTCGACTTGCTTTTGCTCTGATGCGGTCAACGCTCTGTTGTATACCATTACTTCAGCCATTTGCCCTGTCAATTGGAATGACCCTACTTGTCCCACGATAGGTGTATTAGAAGTGCTAGTTTTCTTGGTAAATACTGCACTAGATGTTGCAGCAGAAACGCCATTCACTGATAGCGTCTGTACCGTAGTTCCTCCACCTGAGCCATCACTACCTGATATTTGGAAAGTGACGATAGATGGCGTATTGGGCACCACACTATCATTGGCCGCATTGATTGTCGTTTGGCCAGAACCTGTTCCGGTCCTAACTTGCCAATAATTAGTAGAGCCAGTCATCCTAGCGTAAAGCAGCCACCCTGTATTTGAAGTGTAGTTGTTAATGACACCCTGATATGTACCTGTATCTGAATCGACTGTTGCGACTACAAACACTGTCATATTGTTGGGGTTCAAATCTGCACTAAATGGTATTTCAAGTTCATCATTTCCGTCGAAGTGAACATGGGGCCTGTTGTTAAAGTCAGCGTCTGATGCTACATAACTTGGTTGGTCACTTACTGTACCTTGTGCAGCATGATGACCATTACCACTCATATCTGTCCATGAAGAAACTGCCGCACCATTACTGAGGTCCAAACTATCCGCTTTGAGCCAAAGTGCCAGTCCATTTCTAGATACGGCGTTACCCCAACCCTTGTCGTTGAGTACGCCAGAATATACGCTCCAATCTATGACGTATGTTCCGCCCAATGACCACATAGCGTGTGCGTTAGAGTGCTTTACGATTCCAGCCACAGGTTGTGCTGCAAAAGTAAGTGCAGTCATATCCAAATCGGTAAGAGTGCGAGATGCGACGTTGTACGCTCCTCTGATATTGGTCCGTTGACCAACCTCACGGTCTGTGTGTAAACTCGCAGCCTCTGTGGACATAACCACGTACTCTCTTGAAGTCCCATCATTCAATTCAGCCAATGTATCTACATCTAATCCTAATCTAAAGTCATCCCTTGACACAGGGTCCGCACCCCGAATGTCCGCAGTAACGGTCTCAAACCCTTCACCAACAGATGCACTAGAGCGGAGTAATCCATCATCTGCATTGAGGTCTACGCGGTCACTAATGCCTCGCTCAACTTCTCCATCTTGCAAAACCAAATTACTGGGTCGAATGAGACCTTGTCCAAAGGCGGGCTCTGCGGTGCTGTGAGACAGCACGAGTCCAGTGGCATCATGGGTTTCACTGACAGCCATAAGTAGGCTTTCGTTAAACACAGTTGGCCATCGACAACCACGCCCGTCACCACGGTCACCTACACGAATTGAACTGGCTGGGTTAAACCAATCAACACCGCCGTTGATATTGCCGGATGCGGTGTTACTGACGTAATTGTTGTTGCCACTGTACTTGTCTGAGTAATCACCATTGAACAGAAGTCCTGAACCTGCCGCACTACCATCCTTGGGTCGATGAGTGACGTTGGTGTCTGCATAAGCATCTTCAGGGTCCCAAGATGGCCGAATACCGAATCCACGTACAGGGAAACGCCTGACATCTTCACCACGGGTATTGCCCCACCAATCGACTACGTAATAGCGATGCGCGTTGGCGAGTTCTGTCACACCCTTTCCTGTATCATCGCCCGGATACAATCGACGTACAGTTGAGGCATTGCGTAATGTGCGGACAGGACAGCCGAATGGCGCAGTATGTCGCCTTCCATCGCTATAGCGCACCTTTCGACCATACTGGTCTTGATTCATCAATGAACTTACTTGTGTGATTCTTTCTAGCATACCCACGTAAAGTGCGGTTAGGCTCACATCAGCCAATCCGTCTGCACCAACATAATCCCATCCGTTTGTCTTGTTATCTTGTTGGATAAGTGGACCGTGATAGTAACCCAGTAAAGCATTGCTATTTGCAACTTCCAGCCAACCGCGAATGTAAGGTGCCCAACGTGGTCGGTTTCGGGCTTGGCCTACACCAAACCGATAGCCGAATCCATCGTTCAGGTTGTTTGGCTTTGATGCAGATGCAATGCCTGTGCTGTCTGTGTAAGTCGTAACAGTCATGCCGTAACTTTCGCCACCCCAACCTGCCAAGGCTTCTGCATACATTTCCAATCGACTGACACCGGGTCCACCACGGCTACCACTAGGCCAGAATCCAGCAAAGTTGTACTTGTCCGAACCAGACGTGCCACCTTGATGCTCAAGGTTTGCATCCGCATCAATCAAAGCCGCAGTGTATGTCATGCCGTCATTTGAGTTGGTTGGCGCTGTACCAGCAGCAGGTGGTACAATCCATCGCATGGCCAACCCAAATGGCCCCTTCGACGCTGCATAATTGAAATCGTGATAGTGGATAGTTTCAAAGTGCTCAGGAATGTGATTGTATGGCTTTTGGTCAACTGGAGTGTCTGCTGCACCAGCCGCTGTGTAGAAGTTGCGACTACCGCCAGTGGCAGTATCACTATACCATGTGAATGGGCGACCAAGGTTAGGATGCCACATACACAAATACGCATCAGGTAGATGCAGACTGTTTGTGTCACGACTTCCTTTATGTATCTCTAAAGGTTTCTCCATGAGTCTAGTGACAATACTGCTATCTGATTGCAGATAGATACTGTCAGAGGGGTGAGTATCGTATGGGCGCGTAAGTTTGAGTACCTGATTAGCGGCCAAGTTTGCCCAGAAATCAGCACTTCCTTCGACCCCTTGGAAAATAGTTGATACACCCAGTGTAGCATAATCAAGCGTACCTGTGCGATTGTTGTAAGTTGCAGTAAAACGAATACCATTCTTGGTGTATTCCAACCGTTCTCCATAGTGTGGTCTGGAAGGGAATAAGTCATTGTTATCCACCGTAATTGTCTTACCACCAGAACTCAATGAAAGTACAACGCAAGTTGGGTTGGCTGAACGGTTGTTTCGATACTTGGCATAGATGTCCATGTAAGAGGTGGGGTAGCCAGCCAAGGTCAATTGTGCACCAACACACCCATAAGATGCTCGGCAGAATTCGTAGTAATTGTCTGGCTTGTGCCATTCTAGGTGCCTCCATCCAGTTGAACTAATTCTGTCCACACTAAGTGTAGCATTACCCCCACCTCCACTAATGGTAAGTGTATCTCCAAGTCGATAGCCTGTTCCAGCCGTATGGATAGCAACTGCGGTAACTGCGCCTGTGCTCACAGTGGTATTGACTGTAAGGCCAGTACCACTTCCTCCACTCACTGCTACGTTGGTGGCACCTGTGTAACCACTACCACCTGCGGTCACACTCAGTCCATTCCCTTGGATAAGTCCCTCTGTCAATCCATCTTTGTGTAACATACCCCACCAAGGAATCGTCAAAGTTCTACCCGGCGTGGAACTAATGAACATACCCGGTCGGTAAGGTAAACTCCGTCGTGTAAATGGCGCAGATGCTGTTTCCTGAACACCTAGAGGATTATACAGAGCCATGGGCGGTAAGCACGTAAACTGACTACCGACATCAGGGTCAATATCCAACATTACTTCGTTTACAATGACCTCACAGCCGCGCACATCTGCCATCATTGCTTCTGCTAAAATCAGCGTGTAAGCACCATTTGTAGCAGTGTCTTGCTCAACTGCAATCACTGTATTGACCTGTTGACCAGTCAATTCTGTAACTTTGTCGCCACTTTCTGACGGAGCACTATTTTCAGTTGCGTGATTTAGGTGGAATCCACTAAATTGCTGAGCAAATACATTTGGTTGAATGATAATTTGATACGCGCCCACTTCCAGTGGGTCAGGGAAATGATGATTGAGAGTGTATGTCGAGCCTGCTTCCAACACAAGGCTGTGCCCACCGGCTGCGTTTGTGTTACCGGGAGTTCCCGCAGACGCTGCAATCCCATAACCGTCAAACTTGACCTTGGTTTCAGTCATCAGAGTAAACGCACCGCCATGAATATCTGACGGACCATAGGTGGCTGTAGGTGTTGAGAACCACGCTGCTGGATTCCATCCGATACCTCGGGTAAGTGTTGTCGCCGTACTCATAAACAGAGCAGCGTTGTTGGCAATGGTGACAGGTATACCCGGAGAGGCCAAGGTAACGAGGTTAGCCCCGACTGCTTCTACAAATCCTAGTTCAGTCCCTACACTGTCATAGACTCGGTCACCAATTGAGAATTTAGTCGTAGCATCTACTGTATCTACTGCAATAGCAGTTGTTCCCACAGCGTAAGTCCCAGCACTAGGATGATTGACCAGCACGCCGCTTGTTTCATTGGCAGCCCTTGTTGCAGCCTTTAGGCCCAATAATTCGTCAACCATAGGCTTGTGATTAGAACTTCTACATGCATGGTGCAAATCGTACACTCGTTGGTATGCAGGATGCGCGTAATGACCGGGCAAAATAGCCATTGTAGGCGTTACGTAATGATGGCCCATACGCGGGATAGGCATAGGAGTTAATCCCCTTCCTGTAAAGTGAGTGTACCACGCATTGTCACTGACATTTTCTGTAGCGGCTGTGTCCGCAGGCAAAGTACTATGGAAAGCAAACCAATCAATTTGCGCTGCATCTGGACTGGCGCCGCTAACCTCGCAGTGGTCTCGCAAACGACGAGATGCAAAGAATCGAGTAGTACCAGCAGGCATGTAATAAGAAGGCACGACTTTCAAACCAGTCTTACCTTCAACAAACTCAGCAAAATCAGGAGAATAAACCACACCAGTAAAGGTACTACTAGACGTATTTGTGTAACTGGCAATTACACCTTTGTTGGTCGTAGGGTCATAGACTCGTAGGAACCATCGCCCACCACTTTTCTCACTTTCGACTTTCCAAGTCGTTGCTTCCGGGGCTGAACCCACCGTAATTGTTGTACTGCTGTAACTACTGAAAGTCAACTCGTCAAGAGAATATCGGTGAGTAGAAGACACACCCATTCTAGTTACATGGAAATACAAACTACGGTCGTGGGGCTCATAGGCAGTTTGTAAAGGTGCATTTCCAGTGGAATCTTCCCACCCGTTACTTGTAGATGCTGGATAATCCAATCGGTGTACATTCTTGAGTTGAGAAACATCTACGCCATCTTGACTAATGTGTTCCCATCCGTTGTTTTCCCAAAATGGCCACAGTCGAGGGCCTGCGTTCGTATTTTTGAACAAATCAATAATTTGTTGGTTTGGCTGGGAAGGATGCTGAAGCCCACCAGACCCCATTGTTTCATTTTGATAGCCTTGAATTCGGTCAAACCCAGAGCGTACAATGATATTACCCGGTATTTCATCTGGATTTGGCAATCCAATCTTCATATTGGGGGATACGCCGCTTCCAGCCAAAGCAGGCGCCAATCCTTCTATTTCTCTATCACTAACATGGCGGAAATCAAGTATAACTGTACCGAGTGGAGAGCCACCTTCAAGACGATGCTCTTGACCTGTATCGTCAATGACTTGTACACTCTTGAATTGTTCTTGCTCATTTGGAATTAGTAAAGCCTGTTGAATTTCTCTTGGGTACTGCTCTGCTAACTGCGGATGTGCTAGTTCTTGTGCTTGAATAATCGGGAACATAGAAGCATTTGTTGTCTCAAATGAAAATCTTACGTTACCAAGAATTTTTTCTCCACTTAACTTCCATGCCCCACTATCTTTTGTATACATCCACGGCATTTGTCCTAGACCACGCGCATTAAGGGCAGGCATTGTAAGATTACCACCATCCATGCGCTTCCATACAATGTGCTCTGGCAAGAAGTTGCGTGCAGCAGAGCGCTTTGAGTAGTAACCGTACAAACCGGGGTGAGGTTGAGCGGCAGTCACTGCTGTATTCAAGTAATCTGTGTGGGCTGTAGCCCCCATACACTCGACGCCGTAATCTGAAAAATCTTCATGGAAGTTGTTTGACTTGACAACGCTTTCATCCCAGAACAAGTCTCCTGTTGGATATTGACAAGTGGTTCCGTGTACCATATCACCTGATTGCATGGCACGGTGAAGTTGTGCGTCAGTTGGAACAGCACTAGTAGCAGGATAATCTGCTGCCAAAGTAGGTCGGGCAAATCCAGTGTGGAAATGTGCTTCAACGTGAGGCCCACCTGTTGCGGGCGCTTCAAATCTTGAATTGTTAAAACCACTCAAATTCATTACCGTGCCAGCGTAGGAAATGTCAGACCCCAATTTTGCTGATAATCTGTCTCCTCGCAAAAATATCCCATCTCTGTCAGAAAATGCTACCAAGGACAAAGCACATTCACGACTTACGGCCACTAAATGTCTAGAAGATAAGCCAGTAACACAGTATTCTGAAGCGAGTGTTGTTGGAGTGTCTGCAACCCCCACTGGTGTTGAACTGCCCAAGCATGTTTCAGCAGCACCATAAGGGCTGAATCCGAGGAAGGGGTGCCAAGCACCAAGTCCGGCAGGATAGGCTGAATCAACTTGATAAGAGTTGAAGTAAGAATATGCTTCGCCGTGCCAACCAACTGCACCAATGGGCTTTGTTCTATCTACAGCATCAATCAGTCCGTTAAAGTGAACTTGACATAAGTGGTCACGGCTAGTTGCACCAGACACGTTATTATGTCTTCGTGTACCTGCCTTCGTCCATACATACACTTCAGTATTCGCAGCGTCAAAATCACTATCTGTAATTGCCGCAGCGGTATTTGGTTCGTATGCATTTGTCTCATTACCTGAAGAAGAAGACATTACGGAATTTACAGCCAGAGTAAATGTCTTACCCGTATATGAAGAATAAGCAGCCACAGCCGCCTTGCTACCATTCGACATACGAATCCAACCATACTGTGGTAAAGTCGTAGGAATCGTCGTTGTAACTGTGATAGATGCAGGTGTAGTAGAATTATGAGGAATATACCCATTCCCACTACTGTGGTCAATAACCAACTTGTGCCAACCATATCGGTCTTGGTTTGTTCCAGTCTGGAATGATGGCATAAATGTACCACCAATTGCTTTGAGTCCATAAGAGCCGGGGAATGTATTGATTGCGGCCGATAGGATTGTGCCCAGTTCTTCTGCGTTCTGCACCCTAGTGGCATCGACCAAAACAATGTTATCGTCACATGGTTGTTCTTCATGAGGTGAAGTAAACGCCGCATTGTAAGCCGTTGCCAATAATCCTGCTACTCTAAATGCCGCAGGGTTATGCTGATTAGTTGTATTTCCAGACAAAACGGCATTTGCCACAACATTCATTGGATTTTTGCGCACCGCATTATCAAAGAAATGTCCACCGGGGTGGTAGCCCCCATCCATGTGCCAAATCACTGAAGAGAACCGTGTAGTTGACCAATTTGATGTTCCGACTTCTCTTGGTGTGCCTGAATTGTAAAGACTGATTGGTTGATTCATTGGATGTGCATGGATTGGTAGGTTAGATGTACCGGGCGCCTTGCCTGTAAAGAATCGAGAATCACTAAACACATTGGAATATCCTACGGAACTAGCACCACTTACAGAACGATGATTTGGGAACCCTTTTGCTGGTTCCCAATTCATAACGTAATTGAAGCCACTTACGTTGTTTTTCTGATAAAAAGTACTCATAGGCAGGTGCGCTTCTGCACTACCTGCATTGAAACCTGCATGGTTTGTTGAGCCGTTAGCCAACTCATTCGGTAAAAACGCAAGGCCACCTGCTGCGCGAGCAATAGGTACAGCGCTATACCCGTTACCTGCGGTCACCATTGCAGAACCTTGTGGCTCTTGAGACATGTAGTTGTGAGGGAATGATTGACCGGGGCCGAAAATCATGTAAGTTGTATGTTCTGCGCTTGGTGCTGCGGAGTACCTAGCGTTTGCACTAGCGAATTTGATGACAATTGGACTGGGTACAGTTACAGTCACAGTGTTGGTTCCATCTGTATAGTCTACTCCAGTGACCTTGGAATTACCACCCTTAGCCATATCAAATGGCAAGATGGCATCTTGGTTGAAGAAAGGTGGATTATTCTGACCTTTGTGCTGGTCAAGGTATGGTGTTCCGGGGAACATGGCCAACATTGCATTCGTGTCTAGTAGAGAAAACGCAGTGGACATTTCACCTGCATTTTGCAATCCACATGCACCAGTGGGTCCAGTAGCGTAAGGATGGGTATAGAAGTCCGAGTAATCATTCTCCGTACCATCATTGATGTCCATAACAACACCAGAGAAACCTCCTCCGAAGAACAGTGGTACCCAGTGGTCAGCACTATCTCTTCCACCACGGAAGTAAAGGAATGGACTTGACAGTTTACTACCGGCTCTACGAATACCATCTATTTGCTTGGCTTTGTGAATGGGGCCGCCGTTCTTAATCAAGATGTCATTTTGGTCAATGTTTCCATTGGTAAAGCCCGACGAAGTACCATCATTTGCTGCAAAGGTGAGTGTATCCTCATCTGTACCTGCGACAGTACCATACTCTTCAGACCCGAACCAAAGTGTAAATCGCTCACCCCACCGACCTGTACCAGCCGTCGTCGAAGGTGCCCCTGCTAGGAACACAAACTCGTTGCTTGCCAGTACAAGAGTAGTCGATGTATCAGAGTCAATCTTGACCATCGGGCTATCTATTCTAGGAATAATGTGGTCTCCAGCAACATCTGTGAAATTTTCACCACGTAAGTTTCTTTGCCATATTGCTGTGTCAACAATGTTGTTTTGATTATCTACTAATACGGGAGTAGCAGTATTGGCATTAGACCCTCTATACTTTGTTGTAATATGCAATACAGTTTCTGGAATGTAACCCACATCCAAACGAGTCCCAGCATCACGTTCAGAGTTTGACAGACCGCCTGTGTGATGACTGCCGACAGCAGTGTCGCTACTAGCACCTTCAACCAAGCCCCAGTCTTTCTCTCTACTAACCTCAAACAATTTATTGAGGGGAATAGATGCATCCGACTTGGTTCTGATACGAAT